GGTTCACATGCGCGTGATTTAGCTGCCTATATGAAAACAATCCCACTTGCAATCCCAATGACTCCGTTGATTAGCATACCCCAGTACGCGAGGGCGCGCGGCGTTCATTTGACGGAGATGCGCCAGTCCCTCTATCGGGTCGGCCTTCGGGGACGTATTGATCCTGTCGAGGCGGACAAACGCCTTGAGGCTGCGAAGTCCATCGCGGACAAGAATGATGACAAGAATGATGATGGCTCCACTGCGTATGCGGAAGCGGAGCGACGATTGAAGTGGGCACGGGCGGCCCAAGAGGAATTGAAGCTGCAGAAAATTCAAGGCACCTTGGTCTTGCGCGCCGCCGTCACCAAGACGACATTTGATATGATCAGACGCGCGCGCGATCGATTCCAGAACATTCCCGCGCGTTTGAGCGGTCCCCTGGCAGCCGAGCGCGATCAAGCGAAGATTTTCGCCGTCCTGACGAAAGAGATTCAGCAAGCCTTGGAGGACTTGTCATGATTCGCCTCACTGATGGCGGCATTGCGTATTGCGCGGTGCCGCATTTGATGCGCGTTGGCAACTCGTTGGTCGTGCTGTGGACGCCGCAGAGGATTGGGTATGCGATGGGATGCGTCAAGGACGACGACCATCAGATCACATGGGATCACATCGCGATGGAAGCAGCGCCCCGATGAACGTTGAGGACGCCAGCTTTCTTGACGAGGTGGGGAAAGATGCCTGGCGTCCAGATCCCCTACAGACCGTGGCTGAATGGTCCGACGCACACATGGTCTTGCCGAGCTGGGCGGCTGAGCCAGGACGATGGCGGACCAGCCGCACGCCGTATCTGAAAGAAATTATGGAATGCCTCTCGCCGCTTCATCCGTGCCGGCGCGTGGTGTTTATGAAGTGTGCCCAGATCGGCGGCACGAGTTGTGGCGCGAACTGGATTGGCTACACCGTGCATCGTGTCCCGCGCGCCATGCTGATTGTGGAGCCCACAGTGGACGTCGCCAAGAAACTCTCCAAGCAAAAACTCCAGCCCATGTTCGATTCGGTGCCGGCGCTCAAGGGTCTGATCCGTGACACGCACGCGCGCGAATCGGGCAATACCATCTTGGCGAAGGAGTTTCTCGGGGGTATGATGGTCTTGACGGGGGCCAACAGTGGAGTGGGCTTGCGCTTTATGGCCGCACAAAATTTGTTTCTCGATGAAGTGGACGCCTATCCCTACGATGTCGATGGCGAGGGGACGCCGGTGGCCTTGGCCGAAAAGCGCACCTTGACCTATGCGCGTCATAAAGTGTATCTGTGTTCAACGCCGCTGATCAAGGCCACGAGTGTCATTGAGCCTGAATATGAGGCCAGCGATCAGCGTCGGTATTTTGTCGCGTGCCCACATTGTCGACATCCTCAACACCTGCGGTGGGGGCAGCTGACGTGGCCGAATGGGAAGCCCGAGGCGGCGAAATATAAATGCGAGGCGTGCACGAAATTGATCGCCGAGCATCATAAGACCTCGATGCTGGAGGCGGGCGAGTGGCGCGCGGAGTTTCCTGAGCGGAGCACGGCGGGCTTTCATCTCAATGCGTTGTATGCCCCATACGGGTGGGTCAACTCATGGGCCTACCTGGCCACCGAGTGGACGCGCATCATTCACAAACGCGATCTCCTTCAGCAGCAGACGTTTACGAACACCAACCTCGCCGAGACGTGGGAAGAAACGGGGGAAAAATTGAACACCCGCGTGCTGTCGTCCCGTCGTGAAGTGTATGGGGCGTCCGTCCCGGATGGCGTGCTGGTCTTGACAGGGGCGGCAGATATTCAAGACGACCGCATTGAAGTGGAATGTGTGGGATGGGGCGAGGGAGAAGAATCATGGTCCATTGACTACCGATGCTTCCATGGTTCCCCAGGCCAACCGGACGTATGGAAAGAACTGGACGCCTGGCGTCAATTGTCCTGGACGACGGCGTCGGGGATGGCGATGAAAATTATTCAGTTGGCCATCGACACGGGCGGTCACCACGCGAAGGAGGCGTATGAGTTCATCAAGACGCGGGAGCGGGAGCGGGTGTGTGCGTTGAAGGGGAGTGCGATGGGGTCGCATCCATTGGTGGGGCGACCCACCACGAGCAATTTCGGCAAAGTGTTGCTCTATCCGGTGGGGACTGACACGGCGAAGGACTCGATGTTTTCGCGTTTGAAGTTAGAAACCTTTGGTCCGGGGTATTGTCATTTTCCGATGGTGCCGGCCTATGACGAGGAATATTTTGCCCAGTTGACGTCAGAAGAGAAGCGGAACAAATATGACAAAGGCGTTTTACAAGGCACCTACTACAAAAAGATTCGCGCGCGCAATGAGGCGCTGGATTTGAAAGTATACAATATGGTGGCCTTGGCAATTTTGAACCCCAGTTTTACGGCATTGGCCGCGCGCCTGGTGCCGTCGCCTACGACGACGCCTCCTCCGCCACCGCCGCAGGAGACGGCAGTCCCACCGCGTCGTCCGTTTGTTCGCCAGTCTACGCGACGCGGCGGTGGCTTCACAAGTGGATGGAGGTGAATGCGTGTTACCGATCAAACGATGGTATCGCCCAGGGGAGATTGCGGAGGAATTTCACGTCTGTGCTGACACGGTGCGCCGATGGATGAAGAATGGACAGCTTCCGTTTATCAAAATCGGACTCGGCGTACACCGGCGCATCCCGTATGAGTCGTACATAAAGTTTACAATCCGCAAAAAATAAAGTCGCGTGAAGCACGTATAGTCTATTTCTTTTTCGCCACGATCACGGTACAGTACCGGATAATGGCTGCGCCGATTCCCACAATTGAGCCCACCACCGCCGTCGCAGGCGACACCATCTCCTGGACGCGCGCCTTTCCGGATTATCCTGCGAATCAAAGTTGGATCCTCACCTATGCCTTCCGCCTTCAGGACGGCTCAGCGCCAATCCAGACCGTGACCGCGACCACATTCAACGTGACGGATTTTGCCGCGACAATTCTGGCGGCTGAATCGGCCATTATGCCGTATGGGGCGTGGGCATGGGCAGCTTACGTCACAAAAGCGGCTGAACGCCATTCTGTTGGCTCCGGCACGCTGCAGCTGCAGCCGAATTTGGCCAAGGTCGCGTTTGATGTGGATTTGCGCACACCGGTCAAAATTGCGTATGACAATGCCTTGCTCGCCTGGCAAGGCGTTCGGCTGGGCCAGACGGTGATATTGAATGGGCGCACGTACACCCAGCATAATCTGAGAGACTTGATTGTGTATGTGGATCGGTGTAAGGCCGATTATGCAAATGAACTCCAAGCGGCACAGTTCGCGAGCACCGGAATCAATCCACGGAAAATCGGGGTGAGGTTGACGCGTGTTTAATTTGACTCAAGCTCGGGTGGCTCTTGCGCGATGGCTCGCGCCGCCTTCATCTGCCCATACGCCGAAGTTCTCCTCACGAATGTATGCGATGGCGAAGAACTCACGGTTGACGGGCGGGTGGGGGACGGGCACGTCCAGTGAAGACTCAGAATTATTGCAAAGCCTGACAATGGCGCGCAATCGCTCGCGCCAGCTGGTGCGCGATGCCGCCTATGCCAAGCGCGCGAAAGTGATTATTCAGAACAACGTGGTGGGTCAGGGTATCGGCATGCAAGCGCAGGTCGTGAATTCGCGCGGCAAGCTGAACGACCGGATCAATAATGAGATTGAGGCGGTGTGGAAGCGATGGTGTTGCAAGGACGAGTGCCACACGGGACAGTCCCTTCATTTTTGTGACTTTGAGCGCGCCGTGATGGGGCAGGTGTTTGAAGCGGGCGAGGTGTTTGTGAGAAAACATCTGCGCCCCTTTGGCGACTCGGCGATCCCGTTCGCTTTGGAATTGATTGAAGCGGAGCGTATTGCGGATGATTTGCAGTCAGGCCCCCTCCCGACGGATACGTCGAATCGGGTTCGTCTGGGGGTGGAAGTGGACTCCTATGGCGCGCCAGTGGCGTATTTGATCCGTTCGAACCATCCTGGCGAATTGCGCTTGACGGCGGAGATGACGGTGCGTGTGGAGCGGGTGCCGGCGAATCAGATCATTCACGTCCGCGGCATAGACCGCTGGCCGCAGACGCGCTCTATGCCGTGGATGCACGCGGCAGCGCGGAAGCTCAACGACATGGATGGGCTGACGGAGGCAGAAATCACGGCGGCGCGCGCAGCGGCCTGCTACATGGGCTTCATTGAATTGCCCGACGCGCAAGCGCAGTATGGCGAGCCGCAGGAAAACGGATCGACCCAAAGTGAACTGGAGCCAGCGCTCATTGAGCGGCTGAATCCAGGGGAGAAATTTACATTTGCGGCGCCGAATCGCCCCAATGCGCAGTTGGATCCGTTTATGCGGATGATGTTGCGTGAGGTGGCCGCCGGCACCGGCAGTAGTTATGAAAGTTTGTCACGCGATTATTCGCAAAGCAATTACTCGTCGTCACGCCTCGCACTGATCGACGATCGCGATCTCTGGCGCACCCTCCAGGCGTGGTTCATTCGCGACTTCCGCCAGGAAATCCATGAGGAGTGGCTGCAGCAGGCGGTGCTGGCAGGGGCCATTCCCAGCATCCAGGTGGCGGCGTATGCGGCACAGCCGGAGAAGTTCGAGCAGGTGCGCTTCAAGCCGCGTGGGTGGAGTTGGATTGACCCGACCAAGGAAGTCGCAGCCTACAAGGACGCCATCCTGGCTGGCTTCACGACGGTCTCTGATGTGATTGCCCTCACGGGGAGCGGTCGTGATTTAGAGGATGTGCTGAAGGAGCGGAAGCAAGAATTGGAGATGATGCAGGAGATGGGATTGATCTTCAGCACGGACCCCACCACGGTGGCCATTCCGGCCATACCGTTGCCACCGGCAGACCCCTCCATGGCGGATGGAAATAATCCTGCCGTGACGGCGGCGGAGAAATTATTGCGAACCGTCAGGAGGAGGACCAATGGGTGAAAAAATTGTGAAGCAGAAGGGCCAGCTCTATCGATTCATCGAACACGCGGAGATGAAGATGGAGCGCAAGGGTGAGGCGGACACGTTGACCTTTTCGGCCTCGTCTGAATTGCCAGCGGATCGATGGTACGGGACGGAAGTGCTGTCCCATGATCCTGGCGCAGTGCGGTTGGATCGTGCCAAGAATGGCTCGATGCCGTTGCTGTTTAACCATAACATGAACGATCCGATTGGGATGGTTACCGGCGCACGGCTGGAGCAGCAACGCCTGATGGTGGACGCCGTGCTGTTCTCAACGGATCGAGCGAAAGAAGTGCGCGGCATGATTGATGGGGGCTTGCGCAATGTGTCGATCGGGTATCGGGTCGATGTGCTGGAGGAGAACATCAAGACGGGAACATTCACGGCCACTGACTGGGCCCCGCATGAAGTCAGCATTGTGACCGTGCCGATGGATCACACCGTCGGCATTGGACGCAATGAGAGCGAGTACACCGTGCGCATGTTACATGTGGAACCCTTAATTACAAAGGAGACGACTATGGAACCAAAGGTCGAATTGATTGACGAGCCCGTCGCGAAGCTCAACCCTGTGCTGGTGGAGAAGATGCGCCGGTCGGGAATTGAAAACCTCTGCAAGGCGAACAAGCTGCCAGACGAAACGCGCGACCACTGGATCAGCCAGGGCACGTCGATGAACGTCGTGGCTGAGGAAATGCTCGGCATCATGGAAGAGCGCGGACGTGAGAATCCGCAGAGTGTGGCCAAGCTGGGATTGACCAACAAGGAAGTCAAGAAGTTCAACCTGTGCCGCGCGATTGATGCCTGCGGCGCGCAGAATATGGGCCTCGCGCCGTTTGAGGCGGAGTGCTCGCGTGAAGTGGCGCGTAAGTTGGGACGCACCGAAGCCAATCGCAATGCGTTCTTTGTCCCGTTGGAGATCCAAGAGCGCGAGCAGGTCAAGCGAGATTTGACCGTCGCCGCCGGATCTGCCGGCGGATTCTTGGTCCAGACATCGAACGTCGGCTTCATCGAAGCGTTGCGCAACAAGAGCGTGGTCATGGCGATGGGGGCCACACAGTTGACGGGCCTGCAAGGCAACGTGGCGAT